TACAAAGAATTAGAACTAATTGACGAAGAAATGCTTTGCGATGAATACAAAAGTTATCTCGCTTGGATAAGGGAAGAAAAGAAACCTTTTACATTTGAAACCAAAGAAGCATATATGCAAGGATATGCGGCTGGATTTTCAGCAAAGATGAAGCGTAATGCGGAGGAGCAACTTCAAAAGTGAGTGTTGGCATATTTTGGTGTATAGTATCATATACTAACCAAAGGAGGCCAATATGGAAATCTTCAAGACATATTATGAGTATAAACCAGAACAAAACAGAAATAGGAAAATGGCTATCGGAATTTGCCCCGCATGTAATAAAGAACACAAAGGAACATATTCAAATATAAAATATGGTAAAAGCTGCGGGTGCCAAAGGGCAGAGCAGGCTAGAAAAAACGGTCGAACAAGAACAACAAAACAAGCGTTCACAAATAGTAAGCACAATGCTTACAAACAAAGTGCAATTAAAAGAAATATTTATTTTGAATTAAGTCCTAACGACGTTGAAATTTTGATCACGCAAGATTGTTCATATTGTGGTGCTAAACCATCATTAACAGACGCGAAATACTTTAAAGGAATTCCTTACCCAACCAATTCTATAGATAGAATAGATAGTAATAAAGGGTATACAAAAAATAACACTCAGCCATGTTGTGTTACTTGCAACATCATGAAAAACTCATTATCTTCGCAAGAATTTTTAGATCATATCAGAAAGGTATTTGTATTTAATGAACGTTAAATTTGTATCTATTACACCGGACGCTGAAAAAACTATAGCATATTGTGCGAAAGTATCGAATCCAAGTAATCAAAATAATGAAAACTATTCGAAGCTTCTTAAGTATTGTATAGATCATGAGCATTGGTCGATATTTGAGCAGGCTTTCATGACTGTTGAAATAGATACCACTAGGGGATTAGCCGCACAAATTCTTCGCCATAGAAGTTTTACTTTTCAAGAATTTAGTCAGAGATATGCTGACACAACGCTATTAGCACAAGAAATACCTACGTTTGAATTACGCCGTCAAGATACTAAAAATAGACAAAATAGTATCAATGATATTTCTGATGAAATAAAAGTAAAATGGAATACTCAAATAAGAGAACATTTTGCAAAAGCAAAAGCTATTTATGATGGTATGATAGCAGATGGTGTAGCAAAAGAATGTGCAAGATTTGTTCTTCCACTAGCAACTCCCACTAGGCTTTATATGAGTGGAACCGTTAGATCATGGATTCACTACATAAACCTTAGATCGTCTAATGGAACTCAAAAGGAACATATGGATATAGCAAATCAATGTAAGGATGTTTTTGTTTCTCAATTACCAACTGTTTCGGAGGCTTTAGGCTGGAAATGAAAATCGAACTTCAAATGTCTGAAAGTGATATCGTTCGCTCTATGAAAAATACACAATATTCACCTATTCAACTTTTAGCAGCTAGATATTTTAAGGAAGATTCTCGTAATGTAGAAGCAAATTATGACAAAATCTTTATTTGGAATGACGATATCAATGATTACCACTCTTATAGATATTGCACAGAAGATATCAACAATGTGAAAGATTTTCTAGATCAATGGTACGATTACGTCGATGGTCATTTGGTTGATTTTGCTTTAGAACCGCTATTTTTCTGCGTAGAGCAGACACGCTAGAAAATTTTTAAAGCTGCCGCTTGACACAGCCGATAACTGTGGTATACTGATAGCACATTCGACAATTAAGCACTTGTAGGAGATTTTGAAATTATGAAACTTCACGCTGGTACAAACGTTATTGAAAAGTCTGGTAACTTCGAAGAGTCTAAGTTTAGCATCGAAGCATCGTCCAAGGCTTTCTTTATTCTGTCTGATGGTCTTTATTCTAATAAGGTTCTTGCCGTTATTCGTGAGCTTTCTACCAACGCTTACGATTCCCACGTTGATGCTGGCAAGCGTGACGTTGCTTTTGACGTTCACCTTCCCACCGTTCTGAATCCTGTTTTCTTTATTCGTGATTACGGCACTAGCATGGATCACGATAACTGTATGCAACTTTATACTACGTATTTTCGTAGCACTCGTAACAATAGCAATGATGCTGTTGGTTGCCTTGGTCTTGGTAGTAAGGCTCCGTTTGCATATTCCGATAGTTTTACTGTGGAAGCTTATCTTGATGGCAAGAAGCGTATCTATAATGCATATAAGAATGAGGACGGTAGCCCCGTTTTCTCTCTGATGCACGAAACGGAAACTGACGAACCGAATGGTATCAAGGTTTCTATTCAAGTTAATTCCAACGACATTAATAGGTTTAATGTTGAAGCGGCTAAAGTCTATGAATTCTTCAAGGTCAAGCCTAACTTTGTTGGCGAGAAGGTTATTTTTAAGAAAATCGACAAGGTTCTTGCTGGTGATGGCTGGTATTTTGATGATAATGACCACTCTGCCAGCAACTTGATCATTATGGGTCAGATTGCTTATCCTATTGATCATTTGCAGATTATGGGTGATGGCGACAACAAAGAAGCACGATTCATTCAATATTCTGATGGTCTTCGTATCTTTGTAAATATTGGCGATGTTGATATTACTCCTAGTCGTGAGTCCCTGTCCTACAGTAAGGACACTAAGATTAACATCAAGAATATTGTTAATCGTATCACATCTGAAATTGCATCCAAGATTGAAGATCAAATCCAGAGCCAACCTTCGCTTTATAAGGCTCGCGTTAAGTATGTTCAGATTAGCGATCAGTGTTCTTCTATCAAGAATGCTATTGAGTCGCTCCAGAAGTCGATCAGTTGGAATGGTCAAAAGCTGTTCGATAACATTATTAACGAGAGTGTTAATATCAAGGACAAGCTTTCGCTTACATTTCTCAATAAGTCTTACTATCGCAAAAAGGTCAATAGCTCAACCGATGTTGAATTTATTAACTTCACTGGCGACATGAAGTTCTTTGTTGACGATTTGAATCGCGGTGGTTTGAGTCGAATCAAGAAACTTATGCGTGAAGAGCATGGCGAACAAAAGTGCTATGTTTACAAGCTTAAGGATGGAGAGACTGTTGACAACAACGGTTTGTATGATATACTGGGTGGAGCGACCAAGGATGATATTGTGCTGACTTCCAGTTTGCCCAAGATCACCTATGACAGAACCAGTTCTGGCTCTGGTGATGGTCTTCCGCCTGTTCATATTCAAGTTTTTAATGAAGAAACTGGCCGATTTGAAGAGTGCAACATGAGTGTAAAGTATGAGAATGCGTACTACTTCACTGAGTCTAAGGGTAGCATTACCCTTGGATATAAGGATGTGGATGAGAACCTTATTGCAAATGCTCTCACTTATATGCACAAGCATTATCCTGACGATGTTGATGGTATGACGTTCTATGCTGTTAAGCCGTCCGTGATTAAGAATCGTAAGCTTGCAGAGCGTTCTAATTGGACCGATGCCGTTGATGTTCTGCGTACAGTTTTCAATAAGGCTGTTGCGGACCATAAGCAAGACATTATTGATTGCAACGTCCGATGCGGCTTGTCTGCTAACAGGAATGAAAAGTTTGCAACTATCTTTAGTGCTACACAAACCGATAATGAGGCAAAGAGGATCGTTGCTGAGTATAATGAGCATGAGAAGCGTATAACTTCTATGCGACATGATATGGAATTGGTTCGTGCCATGAGCAGCACCATTCCAAATTGTGATAGCGTTGACTTCTCTGGAATGAAGATCGATAACACGAAATTCTCCAAGAGGTTTGATGAGGCTGTTAAGAAGTATCCTATGCTCAAGGTAATTGCCAACATGGGTTACTATGGTAATGTGGGTCAAAATGATGTGAAGATCGTTGCCGATTATATCGACACGATTGAGTCTGCTGAACATATGTCCAACGTTCTGAGTTCTATGTGAATAAACTAGGAGAATTATGATGTCCAACAAGTATATTATTGCAAATGACGGTACTGTTACTGCGATTGTTAGCGGTCAGACATATTGCTTCGGCAAGTCTCACCCTAATTATAACAAGCTGGTAAAGCACCTTAAGAATAACAATGTCGAGCATTTTGAAGCTGCTTATGATATTGTTTCCCATGTGAATGCCTACTGTGAGGGTTATGTTAACTGCACAGATGGTTCGCTGACTTGGGATGGTATTAAGATGCCAAACATGTTCACCAATACCATTATCGACATGGTTAAGCAGGGTTTCCCTTTTGAGCCGATGCTTAATTTCCTTGATAATCTGAGTCAGAATCCTTCTGACCATGCTGTTGTTGAGCTTTTTGATTTCATGGAAAATAAGAACATGCCGATTACTTATGATGGTTGTTTCCTCGCCTACAAGGCTGTTCGTGAGGACTACCGTGATATTTATTCTGGCAAGTTTGATAATAGCGTCGGATCGGTTTGCCAAGTTTCACGTAGCAGTGTAGATAGTAATCGTGATAATGGCTGTGGTCATGGTCTGCACGTTGGTGCAATTGATTACGCTAAGAGTTATGGTGGCATTGATCTTGATGACGAAGATAATGATGGTGGAAACCGTCTTATGATTTGTAAGGTCAATCCGCGTGATGTGGTTAGCGTTCCCAGCGATCATAAGTTCCAGAAGCTTCGCTGCTGCCGTTACGAAGTTGTTGCTGAATTCGATAGCGTCTTTGATAAGGTCGTTCATATGACCGATAGCGATATTGATCATGTTCAGCGTAAGCAGCGTAATCGTGAGTGGGTTGTTGAAGTGACTGCTAAGATTGACAAGATTAATGCTGTGCTGGCAAAGCGTCTTGGTCGAGAATTGGTTAGTGCGTGATTGATTGAATGTGAGGTATAACGGAGTGGGGCAACTCACTCCGTTTTACTTTAGGTGGGTTTCCCGAGCGGTCAAAGGGGTCTGACTGTAAATCAGATGTTTCGGCTTCGCTGGTTCGAATCCAGCACCCACCATTGCTTTATGAACCAAAGGACTACACATGAAAATTGTAAATGATACCAAATTAGACTTCGATGATGTATTACTCGTTCCACAGAGATCGCAAGCCGCCGCAAGGGTCTATTGAATACCAATTATGGTGTATAAAGAGATATAATCAGTACACCTCATTGGAATAAAACATGAAAAATAATATCGGAGATAAAAAACATCGTTTACAAATATTATCTATTCTCAGAGAGAATAATAAAATAGTCAAATATGAATGTGTGTGTGAATGTGGGAATAGAAAGATAATTTTAAGAAATAAATTTGGTATTACAAAAACTTGCGGATGTAGAAACACCGTGATTGGACCATCACATAAGAAATGGAAAGGATATAAAGATATTCAAGGTGGTATATGGTATCAATACATAAGAAATGCCTCCAAGCGAAATATCTCCTTTGATTTAACAATACAAGAAGCTTGGGAAATTTTTGAACAACAAAAACACAAATGTGCTTTATCCGGTTTAGATATTCAGTTTGGAAAACGTGGTAAAAAAGACAGAAGAATAGAGACAACTGCCTCTTTAGACAGGATTGACAATAAACTCGGATACCATAAAAATAATGTACAATGGGTACATAAAAAAATAAACCAAATAAAAATGGATATGTCTACACAAGATTTTATTGAGTTATGTAGAAAGGTTAGTCATGAAAATAAATAACGATGTCAAACTAGATTTTGATGATGTATTATTATTACCGCAAAGAAGCAAAGCCGCCTCAAGAGAACAAATTGATCTAATAAGAAAATTTTCATTCTTTCATTCTACGCAGACTTGGGTAGGAACACCTATTTGTAGTTCCAATATGGATACTACAGGGACTTTTGCTATGTCCGAATCCTTAAAAAAAATTAACGCCATCACATGTTTACACAAACACTATCAACTAGAGCAATTTTACAGTAATCTTACTGATCTAAATACGCAATGGTATAGCATGGGTATCCAAAAAGATGAAATTGAAAAACTCATGAAAGTGTGTTACGTTTTACAATCCTGTCCAAATCTTTGCATAGACGTTGCTAATGGTTATACAGATAATTTTGTAAATTTTTGCAGAGATATAAGAAACAAGTTTGGTAACAAGCCAATAATAATGGCTGGTAATGTTTGTACTCCAGAGATGGTACAGGAATTAATTCTTCATGGTGGCGTGGATATTGTTAAAGTTGGCATTGGTCCCGGCTCCGCATGTACGACAAGATTAAAAACTGGCGTTGGATATCCACAGCTTTCCGCAATTGCAGAATGTTCTCATGCCGCACATGGTTTAAAAAATGGAGACAAGCACTTAGGATTGATTTGTGCGGATGGCGGATGTAGAACACCATCAGATGTTGTTAAAGCTTTTGCGGCTAACTCAGACTTTGTTATGCTTGGGGGAATGTTAGCTGGAACAGAACAGTGCGAAGGAGAATGGCAGTATGAATATCGCATGAAGAGTGGCGGTTGGCAACCAATTGACCCGCAATACAATGATGTAGAAAAACGAAAAACTAAACTAACATTTTATGGTATGAGTTCTCATAAAGCTCAAGAGAAATATGGTGGAATTAAAAACTATAGGGCTAGCGAAGGTAGAGTTATTACCGTGCCTTATAAGGGTGACGCTTCTATAATAATAGAAGACATATTAGGTGGAATTAGAAGTGCCTGTGCTTATGTTGGGGCGTCTTCCCTCAAGGATTTGCCAAAATGTGCAGAATTCATCAAGGTAAATCGTGTTCATTTTGATAGGAGTGTTTGATGTTATCGGTTGAAGAAAAAAGAAATTTAGTAAATTCTTATAATGCTTGGTGGCATTCTATAGATTTTGGCGACGGTATTGTTTCAAATGGAGAAAAAGGTGGAGGGCCATCTATACATGCTTCGGAAATACAATGGTTTCCAGCAGATTTTTTCCAAAATAAACGTGTTCTTGACGTTGGTGCTTGGGATGGATATTATTCTTTCCATGCAGAACGTATGGGTGCGTCAGAGGTCGTTGCTGTAGATAAGTTTGTTTGGATGGGCATGGCCGGATTTCATAGATCAAAGAGAGGTTTTGATATCGCAAAAGAAGTATTAGAATCTAATGTAAAAAGCTACGTACTAGATGTTGAAGAAATGAATACAGACATCTTGGGTAAATTTGATTCTATCATATATGCTGGAGTCTTTTATCATCTAAAAAATCCGTATATGTCATTAGAGATACTTGACTCTCTCCTAAATCAAGGCGGTAGAATTATGCTAGAAACTCATATGTGTAATGTCGGTAATCCGGTCCCCCTAATGCAATTCCACCCCAAAAATTCACTTAATAATGATAAAACAAACTATTGGTCGCCAAACGGACAATGTTTGAAGTTGATGTTTGAAGAGATAGGAAATTATACCGTAGAATCTTTAAATGAGGGCGGAAGAGGAACAATTGTTGTAAGGAAACATTGATGGCTATACCGGCGATTATTATATCAACTTTATGCTATGCTTTTACGTGCATAAGCTGCCTACAGCAAGGCGATAGACCCCATGGAGTAATGTGGGCCGGATATGTTTTTGCAAACTTAGGATTATTATGGTATGAATTCACTAAAATCAAGTAAGTGGGATTTAAGATTTCTTAATTTATCAGAGTTCATTTCTAATTGGTCTAAAGACCCATCAACTAAAGTCGGAGCTGTTATAACCGATAACAATAATCGCATTATATCGGTTGGCTATAATGGATTTCCTCAAGATATTGCTGATAATGATAGGCTTGAAAATAGAGAAACAAAATACAAAATTATTGTTCATGGTGAAATGAATGCTATTTTATTTGCTAACAGATCACTACATGACTGTACACTTTATACCTATCCATTCATGCCTTGTCCTCGCTGTGCTGGCATGGTTATACAAACTGGTATCAAAAGAGTAGTATCGTACAATAATATGCCAGAAAGATGGGCAAACGAGTTTGAGATTAGTCAACAATTATTTCAAGAAGCTGGAATAGAGTTAACTCTATATTAAAATGCATCAAGATGAAGAAATTAGAAACATGATCGATGTAATAGATCACTGTTTAAATAGTGACAAAAAAGAATTTTTAGCAGCTTTGATAGTAAAAATTCAAACAGAATATAAAGAAATAGCAGAGTTGTCTACAGATGGAGAATATCAAGTCACTTGGACTCATAATGATTTGTTGGATTATTTGACGTATCAAAGCAAGAAATAGTGTTTTTTCAACCTCTAGAAGATATAACAATGAAACAGGAGATAAAAATGTCAATAGTAGAAATGGCTAAAGCCCACTTACAAAACGTTCACGCAAAAATAGAAGAGCTAAAAGGTCAAAAGCAATTTATAGAAGAAGAAATTCAAAAACTTTCTATATACATTACAAAAGGCTTAGAGCAAATCGAAAATAGCGAAAAGGTTAGCACAGAGGAAAGCAAATAGGAGACTAGCATGAGATACAGTGAATTTTTTAATCGTTTACAGAACCTTTCCAATGCATACCATTGGGATATTGAAAACAATAAAGTAACTGCAAAGATTCAGAGCGGTTACTTCAAGGGCTTTACATTAAATCCCATCACAGCTTTGGCTCATAAGGCTGGTTTCGGATTTTTTAACAATACTAGAGAGGATACAGAGTTTGCCGCAAGACTATTAGGCATCCCTAGATCATTCGCTAGAAACGTTTATAGTGCCACTATAGGTACTTATAATCGTGGTAATACTCAGGTAGTTCGTGGCAAGATTCGTTCAGCACTGGAGGTATGATTGTATGAATATTAATACATGGCTAGGTTGTGGTAGACTAACAAAGGATGCGGAACTCAGCGTCACCCAAAAAGGTACAACAATGGCAAAGTTTCGCATGGCCGTAAATGATCGTAGAAATGAAGACACCTTGTTTCTAAACGTTCTCTGCTTCGGTAAGATGGCAGAAGCATTAAAGGGACACCTTACTAGGGGTCGATTAGTTGGCGTTCAAGGAAAGATCAAAATTGATGACTATCAGGATAAGGATGGTAACACGAAGAATTCGGTATGCGTTATGGCTGACGAAATTTCTCTTGGTCCATCTAATACTGTAACAGAAAGTTCTAAAGAGAAATCTGAATAGTGCCAATAATTGATAGTAAGTAGAGAATGGCCCGTTTGCAAGGAAGCAGCGGGCCATTTTTATTTATGTTCACCCTTGACAGATGCCGATACTACGGTATAATGATTGTGAACACAAGGAACAAACAATGAATCCTCAACCAAACCCTACGATTGGTAACATCTTTGCTTTTATTTTTGTAGCAATGATCATGTATCATTTTCTTAAAGCTTTTCATGATCAATCAAGACATATTAATGTAGGCAATATGGACCTTGTTACATTCGGTTATGTGGAAAATTCTCCGGTCTATATCTTAGACAAAACCAAGAAAGATTTCTTGTCTACACAGTTATTCAAAGATTGCGTAGATGCTTTGTACGCACTTGGTGCAAAAAAGTCGGAGGCTAAAAAGACTGCTACCGCGATATTCACAAATAGTGATCCACAGCCTCAAAGTGTACAAGAATTTTTGATGTTAGCTCTGAGAAAGTAATATGAATATAATTGACCAATCTATGGATATAGCATTGAGCCTTTTACCAAAAGCAAGAGAGGAACGCCAAACAAAAAACAAATTCTTTCATTTTGCATTTGCTTATAAGCGTAATAAACTCTTGGCCATGGGACAAAATAATCCAGAAAAAACACACACTAAGGCTTTAATGCTTGCTAAGAGATTCAATACTGAACTTGAGTACCCGCATTTTCACGCTGAAACAGATTTAATTTCTAGACTTTGGGGAAAATACTACATAGATAGTAGCCTTCGAATGGTTATAATAAGATTGAATAAACGTGGAGAACTAAGATGTAGTCAACCGTGCAAAAGATGTCAAACAATTATAGAATCTCTTGGTATCAATAAAATATGGTGGAGCATAGATAATGGATTTAATCAATAATCTTCGCGGTGTTAAAACCTATCTTGTTGGTGCTATGGATAGGGTTCATGACGGTGGAGTGACTTGGAGACAAGAATTGACAGCAATTCTAAAAGACCTTGGTGTACGGGTTATTGATCCTTGCAAAAAGCCCATATTAACTGTCAGAGAAGACGAAGAAACCAGATGGTGGATAGAACACTATAAGGAAATGGGACAGTATGATAAAATAAGAAAGCATTTTGGTTCTATTAGAAGTGCTGATCTAAGATGTGTCGATATATCCGACTTTATCATTGCACATATAGACCTAGATGTTCATGCTTGTGGAACCTACGAAGAAATAGTAACAGCAAATCGTCAGAAAAAACCAGTTTTAGTATGGTGTAAACAAGGAAAATCAAAAGCCCCTAATTGGTTATTTTTTATGTTGCCACACGAATATATCTTCTCCACAATAGAGGAAGTTATTGATTATCTCAAACACATAGATGAAACAAAAAATGTAGATACTCTGTCACGATGGTTCTTTTTTAAGGAATTCTGATGAATGTAAATTTTCCAGAGGATATATTTGATAGCAAACTCAAAAATCCAAGCATGTATAAGTATAAAGTGGATACTGGCCTAAAAATAGCTAAATCTAAAAAGATTGTTTTTGCTGGCATTTGTCGAAACGTTGGGGATACTATATCGCTAAATATAGAAAGAATAAAGCACACATCCAAAGCATTCAAAGATTCCAGCATATTTTTTTATGAAAATGACTCTAATGATGACACTGTTTCAATCTTAGAATCGTATCGCGGAAAAACTAAACTAGAATTTTTATCCGAAAAACGAGAAGATAAAGATTATAGAGAATTAATAGATACCGGAGTAGACCCTTGGCATTTTGGAAGATGTAAGATATTAGCAGAATGTAGAAATAAATATCTCGACATTATCTTATCAAATTATATAGATTATGATTACCTGTGCGTATTGGACTTAGATATTAAGGGTGGCTGGTCATATACCGGTTTTTATCATGGGGTTTTTACGCTTGAGTCTGATCCTAAAAATGCTTGTGTTTCTGCCTATGGGGTTTTAACGGAACCTACCAATTTAAAACCACTAGAAGACTATAAGCCAGAACAATATATTATGTATGATTCTCTTGCTTTTAGACCCCTTGGAAAACCCAAAGGTATTCACATTTTACATACGCCTATGTTTAATAGAATAACATTTGAGCGTGGCGATGAACCACTAGAGGTTTTATCAAATTTTGGAGGTATGGCTTTATATCGATTACCCCTTTTAAAAAATAAACAATATGGGGCTAGACAATGGAAAGAGGGAGAAGTTGACCCGGATCACGTAATCTTAAATGAACAATTGATCAATGAAGGTTATAAAATAATTCTCGATCCAAACATGATAGTTTCGTATTCTGATCACCAATTTTCAAGGATAACAAATGATAAACTTACTGTCACCCATTAATCAGCTTGGATATGGCGTAACCGGATTGAATATAACAAAAAGTCTAAGTAAAATAACGCCTGTATCATTGTGGTGCATAGGGCAGCCCCAAGTAACTAGTGAAGAAGATGCGGATATCATTCGAAGCTGCATTTCAAGAGGTCGTTTTACAGATTTTGACGCCCCATGTATTAAAATATGGCATCAAAATGATATGACCCAATTCGTTGGAAAAGGTCTTAGAATCGGATTCCCAATTTTTGAATTAGACACATTTGATAAGCTTGAACAGCATCATCTACAATCCTTAGATAAGATATTCGTTTGTTCTAACTGGGCTAAAAAAGTAGTTCTACAAAATATATCAATCGATGACAGCAAGGTTTGTGTGATACCGTTAGGTGTTGATCTAACTATTTTTGAAGAATCAGAGTATCCAGAATCGCAAACTACTAGATTTTATAATTGTGGTAAGTGGGAAATAAGAAAAGGTCACGATGTTTTAGTAGAAATTTTTAATAAAGCTTTTGAAATAGAGGATAATGTAGAATTGATACTAATGTGCGACAATCCTTTTTATACAGAAAATGAACAACAAGAATGGGTAAAACTCTATAAAGAATCAAAATTAGGTAGCAAAATTACCATAATTCCACGACAACCAACGCAAAAAGAAGTGTATACTATTATGAAACAATGCCATTGCGGCATATTTCCTTCTAGAGCAGAAGGGTGGAACTTAGAACTATTAGAAATGATGGCTTGTGGCAGGCCAGTAATAACAACAAATTATTCTGCTCATACTGAATTTTGCACAGATGCCAATTCTTATTTAGCACCAATTAGTGAGACAGAAGTTGCTTACGATGGCAAATGGTTTCATGGTCAAGGTAATTGGGCAAAAATTGACTATAATACTGTAGATTATATGGTAGAGTCGATGAGAAAAATTCACAATTTGCATCAAGATAAATCATTAAGACTGAATACTGCTGGTATTGAAACTGCTAAAAACCTTACGTGGGAAAATTCAGCTAGAAAGATAACTAATGCTATTTGAATTCTTTAAAAGAAAAGACAATCCACCCCAAGAGCCAGAAGAATTAACATCAGCTTCTATATGTTATTATATGAAGCCAGATGGCTCTGGACCGTATATAAATGTACAATTATCCGATTATGACGATGACTCTATTGCTAGTCTTTGCGAGTTATTGGATACATTAGCAGAAGAAACTTGTTATATGGAAACTATAGAAATGATTAAGTCATCATTGATTAAAGATAATCAAGAAGAATTACTAATCAAAATTTTTACACACATAAGCGGACAAGTAAGAGAAAGAATACTCAAAAGTCATAAGAAAAACTTAAAAGACGAGCCTTGTATCAGACCATCGGACATGGTATAATCACGCTGGAGTCACGATAATGAGTAAAAATACTAAAAAAATAGGATGGCAAAAATACGAGGATTACTTGGAGAAGCAATTAACTTCGCCAATGTTAACTCACATTATACAAAATATTGCTATACAACATTTAGAAAAAATGGGCGACATAGAGGATGAATTAGATGAGGAAGATGAGGAAGAAGAGGAAGATTACGATCTTTTCGACAAGAAGAAAAACATTATTCACTCAAGCCCTATGGTGCCGATAACACCACAGTTGATGGACGATGTTGCTATGTTGTCCAGTTTCGATTGTTGGCTTGGTCACACAAATTTTGATTTAACACACGGAATCAAAGATGTCTTAAATAAAGTTCCGGGTATTGAGATCTTAAAAATCTGTAGTAGATACAGGTTTTTTGTTGGTATAGGACAGATGTTTGATTTTACAGAAGTTAGAAATGATATTGAAAAAGCAATTTTAGGAGATAACTAATGAATGATTTGAATGATAAAATTGAAACCGCACTAAAAGATACTAATATAGTCAAGATAATGAATAAAGCATCCCGTAGATTTAGTAATCAGCTCGATAGGGATACTATTGATTCTTGCCAGTTGAATGCTCTATGGAAGACATTTCTGAATCATGAACCCTCTAAGGGGGCTAAATTCACAACATATTTATACAACGGCGTATTTATAGAGTGCATGAAAGAAATCAAATTTGCTCAAAAAATGAACAGATTTGGTGGTAAATTGCATGATAATATTCCACAAAATAGTGATCAATTTATGCTAATCGATGTGTTGGATGAACTAAAAGACGAGACAGAAAAAGAGATGTTTCTTGATAGAATTGCCAATATGACTATTGCAGAAATAGCCAAAAAATATAACATGAATCGGGAAAGCACTCGCAGAAAGATGCATAAAATCATGAAAAACATTCAGAAGAAATTTGTTTGAATGTGTATAAATAATTAGGAACCGGACTTTAAAAGGATGTGGAATATGACATTTTTAACAAATTTTAATGGAGAAAATCTATGTCAACCACAGCTGCAAAGTCCGGTGGCGGATCAAAAAAGAATAACGGTGGCACACTAGTAGCCGCTGGTAATGTTTCCGCTAGCGGTCCAATCGCCAATGTTTTAGACCTAGTAGAAGTTAATGCCGCTAAGAAAAGTTATGGCACAGTCGTTGTACAAGATACAAATGGCGGTGCTTCTAATGCCGATCCTCACGGCGTAACAAAGGCCAAAAGTTCTGGTACTTTTGCCTATACACCTGCTCCCGGTACAAATTATTTACTCAGAGCCGCTGGCGACAACGCCTCCAAGGTAAATAATACAACATCTACTTTCCTAACAGTTCCCGGCGGTGTTACTGGTAAGAGTATCAACAAGTTAGTATCAACTCGCAGAATCGGTGCTTATTCTGATACTAGATTCAATGTTTTAGCGGTGCCAAACGGCAATATTGTTCCCGGTCGTACCAAGGGTACTGGTGCTGGGTCAGGATCAAATTTTGTGCAAGCTGATGATGGTTCAACAGCTGCTAGAGATGATGCTGCTACACCAACACGCTCAGTTCCCGGCGAGCTTACTTATATGTTTGGTGCTAAAAATCCAGTTAGCACATCATATAAGGCCAAGAATAGTTACGAGTCTTGATAAGCTAATTATTTGGAATATGCCCTACAGCGTGGGTTGTGGGGCATAATTCCAATACTTTGGAGGTTAAATGATAGACTTCAAAGACCCCGAACATATAACTCTTGTGTTCAGTATAATTGGCGGTTTAGGAACATTTTTGAGTCTCATATGGGTAAAAGCTATTAAACCCATCATTAAACTATTACAAAGTCAAGATGAATTGGTTCATTCATTACAAACTATTAAAAAAGAGTTAACCACTAATGGTGGCAATAGTTTAAAAGACGCTGTTATAGATTTACGTGTTACTATCGGTAGAATGGAAACAAGACAAAAAGTTATCGAACAAAGAACAAAAGCCGCATTACATTATACTAAAGAAGCATTGTTTGAAACTGACGATCACGGAAGATTAGTGTGGACAAATTATAGCTTTTATGAATTAACTAGCGATCTAATCAATAGCGTGGATGGTTATGATTGGTTGAGCTACATTCATGAAGATGAAAGAGAAGAATTCTTTAGCGAGTTTAAATCGTGCTTAGATATGAATAGAAAATTCGTTAAAATAACCAAAAACTGCGAGGACAAAGCCATAAAACTAATCGGTTTTCCGTATAAGATAAACGACAGTTCGCATGGCGGCTTTTTAGTTAGTATTAGTATTTCAAACCCCAAGGAGAATTAACATGAACAACAAAGGTTCAAAGCCTTTTACTCTCAATGCATACGATTTAGTATCTATTGGCAAAAATGCTCTATTGGTCGGTTTAGCTGCTGTGTTAACATATGTTGGAGAAAATCTCACTAAGATTGATCTTGGAAGCATGTCAGCTTTAGTCGTTCCAGTTGTTGCAGTTGTCATCAATACCGTAACAAAGTGGGTAAAAGATAACACAAAGGATCAGTAATATGTTTAAAACACCCAGAGATTTACTAAAAGCCTATAAAGAAGGCTTTGTTGGATCATACTGCGACCCAAAAGATTTAGATAAGTTATTGGGCGAGCTACCACATCCTCTTTTTGGTGTAGCTGCACATGATTTATCTGGCACTGGGCAGGGTAAACTAGCTTTACCCTTCAAGTCTTTGTTAAAGTTTGATCCAGCATTTGGACCATCGGAAAGACAAGTTCAAGGTGACTGTGTGAGTCATGCTACACGAAATGCTGTAGATGTTACACGTAGCTGTGAAATTGTCAATGGTGAACGTGAAGAATTCGTGTCGCGTGGAGCGACAGAAGCTATTTACGGTTCCAGAGGTCATAGCGGAGAAGGCATGACCTGTTCCGGTGCTGCCAGATTTGTACATCAATCGGGTGGTATTTTATTAAGACAAAAGTACGGCGAATACGATTTATCACAATACAGTGCCATTGGTGGTAAATGGGGCCGTACTGGCGTTCCAAACGATTTAATTAAAATAGCAAATAAGCATAAAGTCAAAACTATCAGTCTTATAAATACTATTGAACAGGCTAGAGATGCTTTAGCTAATGGTTATGCTGTTAGTGTTTGTAGTAATTCTGGATTCTCTTCAAGAAGAGATAAGTATGGCATAGCATCACGAAGTGGCTCTTGGAGTCATGCGATGGCTTGGATAGGAATGGATGATACTAACGAGATATACAATGAAACGCTATTTTTAGTGCAAAATAGTTGGGGTGTCTGGAATGGCGGTGAGAAACGTCATGACCAACCGGATGGTAGCTTTTGGATTAGACAAAGCGATGCAGCAGAAATGCTAGCACAAAATGGTTCATGGGTATTTAGTGATGTTGACGGATTCCCACCAAGAAAAGTTACTTGGACATTAGATAAGGTGTTTTAATGGCAAATTTTTTGTTTAGTTGGGGATACAACAATGTAGGCCAACTTGGTGATGGATCAGCTACCAATAGGCTTTCACCAGTTCAAATAGGTAGCAGCACTTGGAGTGCTATTAGTGCTAGAGCCGATTACACCGTTGGAATAAAGACTGATGGAACTCTGTGGGCTTGGGGACTCAACATTTACGGAACACTTGGTGATGGATCAACTACCAATAGGCTTTTACCAGTTCAAATAGGTAGCAGCACTTGGAGTGCTATTAGTGCTGGATACACTCACACCGTTGGAATAAAGACTGATGGAACTCTGTGGGCTTGGGGACTCAACGCTAACGGAACATTTGGTGATGGATCAGCTACCAATAGTCTTTCACCAGTTCAAATAGGTAGCAGCACTTGGAGTGCTATTAGTGCTGGAGAGGTTCACACCGTTGGAATAAAGACTGATGGAACTCTTTGGGCTTGGGGAAACAACGCTAACGGAACACTTGGTGATGGATCAACTACCAATAGGCTTTTACCAGTTCAAATAGGTAGCAGCACTTGGAGTGCTATTAGTACTGGAAGCTATCATACCATTGGCATAAAGACTGATGGAACTCTGTGGGCTTGGGGCTACAACGGTTACGGAACACTTGGCGATGGATCAACTACCACTCGGCTTTCACCAGTTCAAATAGGTAGCAGCACTTGGAGTATTATTAGTGCTGGAGGCTATCAGACCATTGGAATAAAGACTGATGGAACTCTGTGGGCTTGGGGACTCAACATTTACGGAACACTTGGTGATGGATCAACTACCAATAGGCTTTTACCAGTTCAAATAGGTAGCAGCACTTGGAGTGCTATTAGTGCTGGATACACTTACACCGTTGGAATAAAGACTGATGGAACTCTGTGGGCTTGGGGCTACAACTTTTACGGAACATTTGGTGATGGATCAGCTACCAATAGTCTTTCACCAGTTCAAATAGGTAGCAGCACTTGGAGTGCTATTAGTGCTGGAATCCATCACGCCGTTGGTTTTAGTGATACTATTCCAACAACAACCACAACTAGTACAACGACCACCACTAGCACAACCACAACTAGCACCACAACTAGCACCACCACTAGCACAACCACCACAACCACCACTACTAGCACCACCACCACCCCAAATCCCTGCGATTCCCAAAAACAATTCTTAAAGATACAATTAAGAAGAGGAAACGAATCAGAATTTGTTTCATCTAATCCCATATTAGCTTCTGGTGAACCAGCGTTTGCTGTAGATACCAACATTCTAAAAATTGGCAATGGGATTGATCGCTGGTTAGATATAGAAGCAATTAATTCTACTGTAAACACCAACATATATGCTTTGCTAGATAGTCCAAATTTTATTGGTATACCAACAGCGCCGACAGCACCAAGCGGAACAAATACTAATCAAATAGCTAGCACAGAATATGTAAGAACAGAGATTAGTAATTTACAAGCATCTGTAGGTGGTTCCACCTTGACGGATGTAGTTTTTACTACTGGAAATCAAATAATCACATCTCCAAAAACTTTTACAAATACTGTTGTATTTGGAGGTAGTGGATTTATTGTTGATAGTGGAATTGCATTATATGTTGGAAAATATGATAATTCCACAGCTGGTGGAAAGGTTAGAATATTCGTAGATGATAACGATACACAAGCACAAGGTATAAAAACATTTGTATCCAGAAGTGGGGTGGGTAATCATTACGCTATTAATGGTACAGCATACACCCTAGGTGGCAATGGCTCTGGCACAAATATAGGTTTATATGGATTTGCTGGCAATGGCCTTAAAAATTGGGGCTTATGGATACACGCTGGTCAAAGCATTCTTGACGATAAAGTTGGCATCAAAAATCAAAATCCAATTTATGATTTAGATGTTATTGGTTCTGGCAATTTTAGCCAAAATCTTTATATCAATCAAATTCCTGTTAGTGTCAGTGGACACTCACACGCCGCCTCAAATATTAGTGATTTTAATTCTGCCGTCTTAAGTGCTATGTATAGTGGTGTTGTGCCATTAAATAGTGGCTTATTTGTAAAAACAAGAAATGGCGGCACTCTGCAATCAACAACGCTATCATCAAACGATATTATAGATTTTAATGATACTCCTATTTTTGCATTAGGCAACGTCAGTGGTTCAAATGCTATTAATTTTGGAGCAGATAGGTTAATACAGACACTAACACTGGGTGGTACATCCACAACATTTACCAAAGGAACTGGCTGGCCTTCATCAAGCATAAGTAGAGATATTGTATTACGTATAACAGTAACTTCTGCCACAAGTATAACTTGGACAATAGTTACTGATTGGTTCAATCAACCGTCAGCGGGAGCTTTGTCTATCGGAACTCATCTATTTTTATTAAGAGCAATCGGATCGAATATAATCGAAGGTCACTATATAGGAAATAAAACTAACTAATTGAGGTAGAATATGTTTTATAATATCAAGACCCAACAAATATTACAAGAATGTCCAGAGTCTGGATATTTAGAAGATGGCAGCTGGGTACAAGGATTAAATTTAGCTGATTCTGTAACGCAAATATCCTGCGGAATATTACCTATTATATCTGATACCCCAACACAACCCCATGGGACTATAGAGAATATTAGTCAAAGAATAATAAATATTAACAACAATAATACTGTACAAATTATAAGACAATGGATCAATCCCCCAGTAGTA